TGAAAGATGTGTGAGAAGTATCATGATTTTCATGACCTCCTCTGTAAATCACATCAGGTTCTTAACAGAAACTCTTCTGTAGTAGCGGTTAGAGTTGACTCTGAGTCTTCCAAGACCCTGAGTAGTGCCTTCAGCAAATGGGTTAGCAACCAGACCATATCTGGTCTTAAAGCCAATTTTGGGCTGGAAGGTGTTCTCTCCAACTGCACGAACCATCTGAAGAGGAACGTATGGGCAGTAGAACAGACCTGCATCATAAGGGGAAGAACCCTTATAACCAACAACATAGTACTGGTTACCAGAAGCAACTGCACTGTTAGCAGCAGCTAGGTTTGCAGCATATGGGTCAATGTAGACTCTGAACTTACCATTAATGGTTCCAGCAAATGTGTTGCCAGTATCATCAACATTAAGGTTAGAGTTGAGTGCAGGGGTGTAGTCCAGGATACCTGCCATGGTGAGTGCAGAAGCAACATCAGCAGAGCATAGGACCATATTGCCCTTCCCTCTACGAGTTCTTTGTGCGATGGCATTAGCATCTCTCTCAATCTGGAACAGAAGTCCTTTGAACTTCTCAACAGACCATCTACCATTGGAGTCAACGTCCAGGTCAAAAACACCAGCAGTAGCAGTGTTAGAAACAGCACCTTGTTCAGCAACCTTATAGATTGTTCTGATAACTTCTCTGTTGATCTCAGCAAGGATTTCAGTAGAGAGAATGTTAGCAAGTTCTGCTTCAGCATTCAGACCATGAATGGCCTTAAGATCCTGAGCCAGTTCCAGTGAGTATTCTGCTTTCAGAGCTCTGCTCTTAGCAGTTACAGTGACTTTCTCAATAGAGAAGGCCATCTGGTTGAATAGATCACCAGCACCTGATCCAAGATTCTCAGATTCACCAGTGGTCATTCCGCCACCAGCACTGTATCCAGTGGAAGAGGCTGAACCAACAGGGTTGAGAACTGAGGGGTTAGAACCAGCTTGTGCTGTTGTACCTAAACCAGCATTACCATCAGCAAATCCACCAGTTAGGTTAAGACCATCATCCTGACCAGAGAATGCTGAATCTACTTCATCATAGAAGGTTTCAGTTCCAGACTGATTCTGCAGTCTAGATCTCATAGCAAAGATAAGTCCTGTAGGACCAGACATTGGTTGGACACCTGCAAGATCATATGCAACCAAATTTGGCATTGCACGTCTGATCAGCGAGATCAAAACAGGGTCAAAACCTGCAACAGGTCCTGAAGCAGTAGCTGAACCACTAAATCCGCCAGATCCAGCAGAGTTAGTTGGTGATTCCATCAGGTTGATTCCTGATGAGAAAGCTTGCTCTTCCTTTAAAAATTTTTCTTGGTTTTCCAGCAGGACAGCGGTGACTGCTCTTCTATGATTGTCTTTGATTGGATCAAGACCTTCATAATTGAGAAGTGGACTCCACTTTTCCTGCAGATGTTCTGATTGGAACATTTGCGTTTACCTCTAAAAGTTGTTAGTTTGAATTAATGTTAAATTCAGTTTATTTGCTAAAAGCACCCAAAGTCTTCAGATATGCATCCATGGAAGTGGTAACTTCAGCAGGAGTACTATCTACACCCTCAGAAAGGGTTTGAGATGATTGAGTCTTTGCAGTTGGAGTTGCTCTGGAGAAATATGACTCCTTTAGAGTCTCCAGTTTTTCACGATATTCTTCTTCACTTTCAAACTCAACACTTTCAGCAAGTGATGCGAGTTTCTCTTTTTGAGTGTCTGCTAGACCCTCAGAGATTTGATCAAGAATACTGTCAGCAACAGACTCAGCGAGTCTCTTGTTTAGTCCAACATTTTTCTCAATCTGCTCGTTGAGCTTGGTCTCCATGTCATCAAGTTTATCTACCATGCTTTCCAGCACATCATATTTATCTTCAGGGATTGATACATAATGTTCTTCAAAAAGACTCTTCATGCCTGAGAGGAAACTCTCAGTCATTTCAGTCTTAAGTCCTTGCTCTACAGCAAGTCCATTTTCATTCATCCATTCTTCAGCAACATACTCAAGGTAAGAATCAACTCTTTCCTCAAGAGAAACTTTAAGTTCCTCAGTTGCTTCAGAAATTCTGGCAGCATATTGCTCTTCCAGAGTTTCTTGGACTTCTTTTACTTTAGAATTCAGAGCAGCTTCAAAGATAACTTTTGCTTTTTCTCTGAACTCTTCTGAGAGATCTTCACCACCCAGAAGAGCAGCAACATCTTCATCAATGTCATATTCTTCAGTTGTGGTTTCAGTTTCTTCTTCTACCACTTCCTCTTCTGTAGTTTCTTCTTCAAGAACTTCATCAGTATCAAGTTCTTCTCCTTCCTTAACCCCTTTCATGGATTCAGCTGACTTTGCACCCTTATTAACAATATCCTTTACTGTCTTAATTTTAGGTTCTTTGAGTTTCGCAGAATCATCATCTGTTCTGTAATTTTCAGGGGTAGGACCACCCAAATCTTCATAAGTTCCAGCAACTGATGTGTCCATACCATCGCCAGCTTTGGCACCAGAATTTACAGCAGTTCTGGATTGTTTAGTGCCTGATTCCATTTCTTGTAGATCTCCACGAGACATTTGTAACTCTCCGTTTAACCTTTTAAAATCTATATTTATTTAGTATAATAACAACCTTAAAGGTTGTTGAGAAAATTATTGAACAAGTCTAATTTTTTCTCATCCAATTGTCTTTGGGTGACAAGGGTATTAATTTCCTTATATGTCTTAGCAGCAATATTTTCTCTTAATATGCCACCATCCCAAATCCACTCTTTTCCTTCCATAATTCCTTCAACAAATGCATCAGGAGCGGAGGGATCAGCAACGATATCAGCAGCAGTTGCTAGCATGAAATCATCACCAACTACATTAACACCTTCTCTTGTAGGTTTTAATGATCCAATTCCTCTTGAAGAAACTCCAAGTTTAACACCTTCATCAATTAAATTTTGGGCAATCTTACCCATTGGTGTGCTTAATAGTTTTGCTTTTCCAATAAAATTACTTCCACTTTCTCTAAGTGAAACAATTTTATGTGATACTCTGTCAAGATTAACAGTTGGTCCTTCTGGATGTCCCAGTTCACCTAATGCTCTACCAGCCTTTACATGGTTCTCATTATATCTTTGAACTTCCTTTCTAAGGACATTCATAGGATACAATCTACCATTTCTGTTTTGAAGGTCACCTTGCAGAAAGATGCCTTCAATAAACATTGACTTTTTGCCACCTACACTTTCTACAATGAAGTCAACTGTTTCTATTTCTTCTCTGATTAATTTCATGAGACCTGAACTTGTTGAATGAATACTTTTCCAGTGCTTGCTTGCGATTTGGCAGCAAACATTAGTGATTTTCTAAGAGTGGCATATGGAGCCTCAAATGCAGTTACAATTCCTGAAGAATCATTACCAACAGTAATTCTTGTTCCATGGAAACCATCAGCACCTATTGTGGTGTCTATTGAATCCACAATCTTATGACTAAAATCATAATAGGATTGTGATCCACCATCAACTGTTAGAGTTACTGCATCACCAATTCCAAAAGGACTGCCAGTTCCCTCTGGAAAATCAATTATTGTTGATGTTCCTGTTGTAATACCTACCACTCTTTGTGAAGCAACAGGGCCAAGACTTATATTAGTTGCATCTTGGACCCCAATATAAAAATTATCAACTGTTGATACAGGTAAAGTTCCAATTGCAACATGTGCTCCAACACCTTCGCAAACAACTCTGATAGTATCAGTTTGTTGACTTATAGCTTCTGATCTGGCAGAAGTTGTAGAAGTAGCAAAAAAAGTATTTACACCAACTGGTTTTAGGGCAGACATTACTATAAATCTAATTTATCTTATACTTATTTAGTTAATCTTCTTCTTGTTCAATTTGTTCAACTTCATCTTCAGAATCTAATTCTTCTTCTGCTTGCTGATCATCAAATACTGCAGAGGAAATATTTGGTCTTACACCATCAATTCTCTCAGCACTTTTTGAGTATAAAATGTCCTTTATTTTATCACTAATTTGAGAAGGTGATTCATCCTTCACCAATAAATCCATTAATTCATCCATGTTTAAATGTTATGTTTGTTTTTATTTATATTTCCCCACCAGATGGAGTTTCAATTTCATCTCCAGATGCTTCTGGTGATTTTGGAGAAGTTGGCATTTGAGGTGGTTGATCAATAGCACCAGTTAATGGTTGACCAGTAACTGGATCAACTTCTATTGCATTTGGATCTGGAATTATTCCTTCTTCAATTTCTTTTTTAATTTGTTGATCCTGTTCAATAATTTCTTGATCAGTTTGACGAAGAATATTTCTTCTTAGATAATCTTGAGAGAAGAATTTTCCAACATATGGTTCAGCAGTTTGTGCCAGAGTTAATCTTTCAGTCAATAGTTCTGCATCTTTTAACTCAGCAAAATGATTATCATAAAGGAAATCATACTGAATATGATCAGACATTGATTCCCAATCTTCTGGGGTTACAATATTTTTTAAAATAAGTTGAGTTTTTAACATATCACTGAACATAGATGAGAATCTTTTTCTCAATCTACCAACAAATTTTGAAAATTTAATTTCATCTCTTAAAATTTCTGATGATCTTCCAAGAGAAAATCCACCATCAGTTTGTAATCTTGTCTCTGGAACATTTAGAGATCTATAAAGTTTCTTCTGAAAATAATTGATATCAGTTATTTCTCCAAGATTCTGACCACCTGGAAGTGTAGTAATCTCAGTGCCTCTACCACCTTCTCTTCTAGGTAACCAGAAGTCCTCCATCATTGACATATGTTTTTTATCATCACGAATTTCACCAGTGTTTGAGTCATACACTAGTTTATTTCTATAACGCATCATTACATCACGCAGATATTGTTCTGCTTTTACTTT